ATCAGCTTGATGACTCTCTTAAATATTTTAAGTGCTAAAGGTCTTTATTATCAGAAGTATCAGAGATTGTATCAGCAGAAACATCAATAGAGTTCATCTTCTCCATTTTAGGGGCTTCTAAAACAGACACAGCATTTGTAGCACTCGACGGAGTGATAATCTTACCGTTGTCTCCAGTCGTAGCATCTGTTATATGCTTAGGCTCGTGTGCCTCACCACTGAGGGTATCTACATGTTCTACAGCCATTATTCTTCCTTCTTACTCTCAGACATAACAGCTAGTTCCTTCTTGAGAACTGCTATCTCTTTCTTCATTGCTCTATTTTCTGCTTCTACCTTCTTGAGCTGTCTCTCTTCTTTCTCTAGAAGTTTAACTTGCTTTTGCTTCTGAGCTTGCAAGTCGGCATTGTCTCTTCGAGCATTATACTGATCGACAGCCTTCTTTACCTGTTCGATATTGGTAAACTCTCCTTGTAACTCGTCGGGTAATGGTCCATTTCGGTCCCACCTAGCCTTCTTCATATGTGATCCAGGAACACTTACCGCCTGTACATTCGTTCCTATCCTGGTTTCGAATTCAGGAATTCTATCTTCCGTAATCATCTGGGCGTCTGATTCCACCGCGAGTCCTCCACTTGGTTATTTCGGATCTTCGTCTCAACCTCTTAGCAACTTGTTCTTGCTTAGGGTCGGCTTCTTGAGCTACAGCAACCATTGCTGCACTCTTACACTCGGCAAGAAACTCCGGAAAGTTCTTACTGGGTAAGTCAGGAACATGTGTATCTGTTAAACTAAATGTCGGCTCACGATAGGCCAATACATTACTCTTACTCCCCGTAAGAGTCGTATCTACATCGGCATCGAAAGCATCAAAAATTACATTCTCATCGTCAAACGAAGTACAAAAAGTAGGGCCTACATCATTAAAAATATAAAAATTAACTGGATCTGTAACCTCTACAATATTAGTATCTGAAAGATTTGCGCCTCTGGGCAAGATCTTTGCTAGAAACACATCTGGCTCTAGATACTTAATATTTCGATATACAGGATTATCTGTAGCTTCTTCTCGTACATCATAATAGATAGTCTTGTTATCTATCTTTTGAATATTGTCGAGAATCTTCATATGGGTCGGAGTAGTTATATCTCCTAAACCCGTAAAATTAATCATCGTCCTCAAATGAGGCCAATCACTGTCGGCTAACGTCTGAAAATATACAGATCTAATAATCTTAGACACATCTGTAGACTCGTCTGTATCATTGATCGAGTTAACACTTTCCGATCCAATATGAATCAGAATGTCTTGCGTCATGTCTAGGACAGTACGTTTCGCCATATTCTTCTCTTAAAGAGGAGGGAGATTTCTCTCCCCCCACTCAATTTCTTATGATTGATAAGGGATATACTGGACTACCAGTTTTGCCTCACCAGCCGTAAGCGTACCTGCATCAGCATTGATCACTCGTACATAATGATCGCCTAATCCGTCTTGCCAATCAGGGTCATAAGTACCAGAAGTCTCTCGAACACAGGGACCGTCCGGAACAGGACTTGCACCAATCGTATTCAGGCCGTCCGCCGCGTCGTCAACATCCAATCCGTTAAACAACCCGTCAGCGTCCTGAGCTGCACCGGCTTTAGTCTCAAAGCCGATATCAATCGTTGCATTACCAGTCCAGGCTACTGTTGCTACCAAATAAGCAGAACAGATAACAGAACCAGCAGGAATAAAGGGCGCTGCATCACTAAAACTATCGGGCGTGGTTCCACCAGATGCATCAGCATCATAGAAACCAGTACCCGCAGCAGCAGTAATTTCAGCCGCCGTGAAATTCAAGACATACTCCCGAATTGCACTCCCTCGACTACCGTCTCCTGCAGATGCAGAATCTGCAGGGGTTTCCTGACCATAGCGTTGGACAAGTCCATCAGCATTGGTTTGTTGCGTTAAAGCTGTCATATTATCCTCCTTACAGTGCAGTCGTGTCAGTAATGACAACAACTAGATTTTCAGGACGATTGAGCTTAACACCCCAATACGCAGTAGTCACGACTTCCTCTCTCGGAATATCTTTGTTGAACTCAGCCCTAACCGTAGGCATTTGACGGATTGCTCCGACAATAGGCAGTACGGAAGGCTCAGCCGAGAAAAAGATATTCTGCACACCAGCATTAGTAATAGCAAGATTATCAGAGTGATGACCAACACTCGTCACTGTTTCAGTAGTCGTAGAACCACTTCCAGCAGAGTCGAGGTAGTTACTCTCGTAAACGTCGAAACCAAACACGTTCCGGATATATCTCATACCAGTCGTAAGACCAGATTCGATAATACCTTCCCACATCGGGTTGTTACTAATATTAGTGATATTAGAAGTTGTTTCCAGGGTATAGGCGGTATTAGGATCAACAATTGCAACCAACTGAGTCATCGGCACATTAGCCTTTTTAAGGGCCAACTTCGCATATGCAAAATCGTCAACTGCCATTGTATCACTAGTACCGGTACCAATGTATCTATGATCATAACCATTCACAGCATTATGAACAGAGACAGTTTGGCCGCCCTGTGAAGCATTAGGACCAACAGCCCGAAGGATGTCGCTTTCCAACACTTGCATTATAGCTCTATGTTCCTTCTCAACGAAAGAACCCAGCACACGTTCAGCATAGAAAGAATCGAGAAGATTCTTTTCACTAATCGTGTGAGCAGAGCCAATATATCGGTCAATGATGAATTGGAATTCACCTTGATCGAGACTCGTGTAAGTAACAGGTACATCTTCAACAATCGTCTGAGTAACAGCGTCACCAACCGAAGGCATGGTGAAGGTGGTACCATCTGGGAATTCTGTCAACCAGTCTACCCAGCGTTGTGCATCCAACTCATCCCTAAGCAATTCCTTAAGCTGTTGGCTCCACAATTCCGACCGTGTGATGAGGTCACTGTTACCAGTTACTAAACCAGTCATTTGGTTTACTCCTCAAAGATTTAATCTCCGAAGTCAGCACCCAAGTCTTTCTTGTCCTGAATCATCTGAAGCTGATTCTTGGGATCAAAATACGCACTTCTGTTTTCCCTTCGCAGCTTTCTGTAGTATTCAGCATTTCGGGTGTTCTGACTTCCCTTATTAAACTCTGGAGAATCAGTATTAACACTGCCTTGCATTTGTGTGCTTTGGTTAGCATCACTTGGAAACATTTCCAGAACAATCGAGGGGTTTCCTCTCGCCAATGTCTGTAGGTCTTCCTTACTCATTCCAAGCTTTGAAGCTTTATCAGTCAGCATTTTCTTGGCCTGATCTAATCCTCCAAACCTCTTACTGAGTGTTTCGGACACTACCATTTCATTAGCATTTGCTTGAGATCTCTCCGCAAAGCTATCTACTCCATCTCCAACACGTTTATCGATAAGTGCTGCAATGTCTTCTGCCGACAGTTGTGTCTCGGCATCAGCTCCTTGCGTGTCCCCACCTTGGTCTTGGTCGGTCGCTTGTGGAGTCTGTAACTTAAGTAGCATCTCTTTTACAGTCTCACGGTTCTCTAGCTCACCTTGCAATTCACTGTAACTATTTTCTACAGTTGAGATATGATTCTGAGCATGTCCGTAAGACTCTACGAGCTGTTCTACCGTTGCAAACTTCTTACCTTCTCCAACCCAATCATCTAATTGGATTTTTACTTCTGTATTAGTGGTTTGTTGATCACTAAATACATTGTCATTGGTTTCTGACATGTTACTCTCCGACTTGGTTAGTCTCTCATTTCTGGCAACAGCCCTAGAGCCATGCCAATTCCTTTTCTTACGCCTAGGTTATAGGCTTCTTTGTAAGCCCAACCTGGGCTATCAAACTCTTTCTCACCCTCGCTCTTCTCTCGTTTAGATTGCAAGAGTTCATTATACATTTCTCTTAGCTGGTTGAACCAAACCATTCCAGAACTGAGGCGCTTCTTCCTCTTCTCCTTGTCCTCATGTCCTCTGTACCATTTGTTATCCGCATGGACAGTCTTCATCGGCTCTTCCTTCCGCCACGAGCTTTCAATTTCTTATTACCTACACGGCCCCCGTGAGACCTATTTCTCCTCTTACTCTGAACCGATGTATTCTTTCTGCTGTTGTTCTTAGGATTACAGTCCTTGTGGTTGATGTCTTTACCGTCGCCCTTCTTGGTACGACCGGACTTATTAGCAGCTCTCCTCGCCTTGTTTCGAGCAGCTCTCCTCTTTTTCTCTTCCGGCTTCGAGTTAAACTTCCGCTGTGCCTTAGACCTCTTCGTTGCAGTCTTTTTAAACTCCCCCCGCTTCGCCATCAGCGCCTCCCGAAAGTGCTGCATCTATAGCTAAGGCTTCCTCGTCATCAGTCGGAGTAAGAGCCTCTCCTTCAAGCTGTTGCGTCAAACTCTGAGCCAGCCTCTGAGATTCTGCCTGTTCTTCGAGCCTCACATTGGGACGTACAAGATCATACCGTTCGAAGCCGAGTAAATCCTCAAACATCTGAGCTTCTTGGATGCCGGAGATGTGGTTCATAACTGAGGGGTCTTCTCCCATTATCGCCCTAAACCCTTGGTAGTTCTGAACAGCTTGGGCTCTAGCAGCGAAGTGTCTAGCTCCGACTGGCCTAATCTTCCCCTTGGCAACCAAATCTTCTTTAGAAACCTCAAGGAATCTTTCAATACCTAAGTCTGTATCTAGAACGCCGATAACATCAACTCCATCAAGATTACGCTTGGACATCTCCAGCATAATATTAATGGTCTTCTCCAGTGTCATTTCAAAGTTAATAACTTTCTCTTGGAACATCTTATTGGAGTTCTGTTCTAACACCTGAACTTCAAAAGCTGTCTTTTCTCCTGGAGTCCTAGCTCCTATCGCCTGCTTAGGTGCTCCTGCAAACTCGTCCATCTTCTGTTCAAGAATTGCTATCTGGCTGTCTACTCCGAGTACAGAAGACTCAATCTTCAGGAGATCAATCTCTCCATCTTCACCTAGGAAAATCTGTTCAAACGGAGCCCACTCGAACTCCTCCACTTGCCCCTTAATTGTCACCGGAGGCTGAACTGTCAAGTCCCACATATCAGCCTTGATATTCTCAAGGTGATCTATCCGATATTGCATCCCTACCAAATTATCCAATGGCCCCATAGCATAGAGGTTGTCAGGCCTGTATCTCCAACCGCCGTGGGTCAGAGTGCTCTCTCCTAGCCACGAGGGCATTGGAATGTCCCTGAGAATCGTAGTCCTGTCGATAATTGTTATGATTCGGTTCTCTTTATACGTGTTCTCTACATCGGACCGGATGTTACCACGGAACTCCAACAGCTCGATATATTCCGATTGGAGGTATTCAGCATAACTCCCAAACCCATCTATCTGGATTCCAACACCTTTGTTGACATCTGAACTCTTAAAGTTCCTAGCACGAGTTCTGAGCTGTATCTGCTCATTAAGAGCCTTCTCCAAATACCCGGCTTCGGGGTTCTGTCTTATCTCTCGCTCAAGCTCCCCTAGAGTCTTAATACAACGAACAATGTGATAACTCTGATCGAAACTCGGAGCAGCAAGGTTGAAAATAACATCATAAGGAGATCTCCGAATCAGCACGGGGCCCTGGCTCGCAATCTCGCTCTCTCCATCCTCTCCCTCTCGGTATCGGACAGTATACTCAACATCTGCAAAGAAATTACCGAAATCTATATAATCATACACCAACTGGCTTACAGTCTGTACAAAGTTGAACAAACGAAGCTTGTTGGACATATACGCTTCGATAGCTTCTCTCTTCTCTATCTGAGCGTCGTCTTGTGTATAAGCTTCCCACTTTAGCCAATTATCATTAGGAAAAAGGGCAGCCATATAATTAGCATGAAGGTTATCCCTAATCTGACAAAGCTTGGGGAGAGTAGTGCTATTCTTCCAGGGAAGCGTTTTGTTTGTGGTTGTCTTTGTATCAGTAGCAAAGAGGTAATTCCTAAGTTCCTTGGTACGTCCAATCCAGGGGGCTCGGTTTCCATCCATAGTCATCCAGCGGTTTGAAATTTCAACCGCTAATTCGTCTTGTTCAATCTGGAATACTTCTGCTACAGTACCGACCATTATTGCATCCTGTCAGTGAATGCTACACCACCGAACCGACTACTAAAGATTACATTATTCTTCTTCTTCCGTCCCCTATCAAATGTCGGGGGTATAGCTATATCTATTGCTGCTGCAAGTGTATCCTTGATATCGTCATGAGGAGGATTAGCCAAAACCAGCTCTTCCTCAAGAGCATGTGTCAGCCCACCTTTATAATGATAAATCGCTTGATTATCATAACGAGGCTCTAGAATTGCTGCTATCCTTTCCTCTTTACTCCCTTGCAACCTAGTAGGGTGGTACTCATCTACACTCAACATGAGGCCTTGTGGGATAATATAGTTGTCCTTCAAGTCCTTAACAATGACACTCTGAGCCTGGGTAACCTCTGCTCGGATCTTCCGAAAACTCCATTTCGTATGGAGAGCCAAAAGATGCTTATAGTATTCGCTAATCTTATCTGTCTTAAACCTATCTATATCGAGAACGTAAATAAGCTTGTCTCGATTGATTCCTATAACTACAATGGCCGTATAGTCTGCTTTCTTACTGAGAGTAAATGCAAAGTCCATAGCAGCAAAGAGGTTAAGCTTCAGCCCATTAAAGTTCCAGTATCCTTTCTCGTAAGTCAGAAACTTAGAGTCGTAATATTGGAACTTACTCCGATCAATCCTATCTAAACTCGGATCATTCGGATCATTATAATACTGGGCGAAGAATTGCGTCGTATCAATGTACTTCGCCTTCTTACGAGCCAACTCTCTCAAATCGAATCCGTAAGGTTTCCCCATAATCGTATTGAAAGCTCTGGGCCACAGAAAGACACCTTCCTGTTCTACAACCTTCTCAAAGACTTCGTAAACCTTCCTCTGCCCTATCAACTCCATCTCTTCATCAAACTCCTCCTCTTCCATATCAAGGATAGTTTGATAGAGGTCCATAGGATGATATCTCGTCCCTACTACAATCTCTTTAGCACCTGTTGTCTCAATACTCGCCAATTGGGAGTAGAGACTCGCTACCTTGGTTCTTCCTTCCTCTGTATAAGCGTTGTCTGGGACTACCAGATCGTCGAGCCAAACGTGAGTCGCGTGTAATCCTGTTATCGTGGCAGTAAGGCCTACGGCTTTTATAGAAGCATCTCTCACACCGGCTTTCGCTCGTAGAGGGTGATCCACAATGATTTCCGTCGTTGTCCATCTCTTACGCTTCCCCTCATCCTTATGGATCATCTCCGGCCAGTAACGCCGATAGACATCACTCTCCATGATCCCCTTCATAGCGAGGAGCTGGTATTCTGCCAGAGTACTAGTAGCTGAAACATACAAATGTGTACTAGTCGGGTCTTTCGTCAACTCCCATATACATCTCACAGCCGCACAATGGCTTTTCTGATGATCCCGAGGGAGAAGGACAAGCTGGCAATCTAGTGCTGTATGCCGAGTCCACCACTCAAACATCTCAAGATGTATATCGCCATAGCTCCGAGACGGCTGGACAAGTTGAGCAAAATATGCTAAGCTCTTCTCTGCCTTGCCCCTAATACTCTCCTGTCTGTTTGCAGCAGTCATTAGACGACTTTCAAACGCTTCTCAACCTCGTCCATTCTTTTAAGATCTTCAGCATTCTCCTGAGCAATACCCGTTTGGATACGAAGTTCTCTTTCTTTCTCCTCTTTAGTAGGCCTTCCTCGGCGACCTTTCCAGTCTCCTGTAGCTAAAAACTTAGCAGCCGAAAAACTTTGGGCTGTTTCGTCCTCTGCTATTCGGACGATAGCTTTAATTCCTTTTGAACGGAGTTTAACTTCTAGTTCTTCTCTCCATTCCTCATACCAAGGAACTTCAACATTAATCGATACAGATCTCTTAAAAAACCGAGAAAGGGCTGAAGTATTTCTGATACGATCCCATTGAAGCCAATTACCGTCAAAAGCGAGCTGTACAAAGGCTTCTTCAGTTGGGTCTAATGTTTCTAAGTATAATCTTTTTAGAGACGGATAAACAACATCGCCGACCTTCCAATCATAGGGCTTTGTCGTATATGAAGCTTGAATACCAGGTTTTCGGAGTTCATAAAACAAACCCCCAACCAAACCTCTACCATTACTCCCGGCAAGCGGTCCAAGACGTTTCATTATGGCAACCTAAATGTTAAAAATACAGTGAGCCCTTTAGCTGCTGTTCCTGAGTGGATAGCATCAACATCGATCCTTATTATATCGTCTGTCACTACATCATCTTCCGCAGTATCAATAACTGCCGGGGTGGCTGCTGTCGTTGTAGATACCTCTGTCGTATCTATAGTCATCACTGTAGACAACATATCTGATGTGTCAGTTAAGTTATGAACTTGGATATCTTGTGTTCCTGTAACTCCAGCTACTGCTACACTGGCCTCTACCCCTATAAGATTCATCCCGTTTAAATCGGACGTAACCACAAAGTGTTGTTTGGCGTTCCCCGTAGTTGCTGATACATCGGGAGAAAAGACATTAACTGTAGCTGTCTTAGTCCCCGCGTAGGAGCCTGCTAAACTGTCGGGACTGACCGCCCGAGCTGCATCTGTTCCTGTGTTATTCTCTGCTGCTGTAGACAGCTCCACTACACCCGCCAAAGCTGCGGTAGCAGCAATTGGAAAAACGTGGCAATACCAAGTTCCTACACCGACGTTAGCGAACGCTATGACACTCTCCCCAGAAGCCATTAACCTATCAACTCCTCCGTTCCCCTTCAAACTCCCTGTAGAAAAGTTTAGAGTCGTATTCGCATCATTAATGATAAGAAAAACCGGTTGCCCTTGTCCGCCTCCATCAAAATCTGAAATAATAGTAGCTCCAGTATTAGCAGTCGTTAAGAGTTGTCCGCCGCTTATACCAGGAGTGGTGTCTCCATCAGCGACGGTTACGGCAACTAAGTCTTGATTATTAGGATCAGAGAGTTCAAATACCGATCCTTTTACGCGAGTGAGGGCCATTTATCTAATCACCTTTGCTTTTACTGTTCCTTCCGCAAGATCTATAGCTCCTCCCGTGTTATTAGCCAAGACAGCAGTTACGGTATTAGCTGTGGTAACTTGTGCTGTTAATGTCAAGTCTGCAACATCTAGAGAGAAGGACACGAGAATAAAATCTCCGAGGGCTGCTCCTGTTACTGTAATCTCTTTGGCTTCTTCGTCTCCATCAGCAATGCTGCCTGGGTCCCAAGTAGCAGAGCCTTCCTCTAAATCTATCTGGGCCGTACCACCCATGAAGTGCCAAGCACTCGCTCCACCAGTATTAAGCCATTGAAGAGTCGCTGTATCTCCAACATCAGTAAACGTAATGGTTGT